TAAAGATCGTATTAATGTAATTGCTAATCAACTTCAAATAGCAATATCTAACATATCATTAAAAAAACAAGCTGAAATCCAAAAACAAATAAGTAATAATCAAATTAAAGTTGTTAATAAAAAAGTAAAATTAAATGGTGGGTTATTAAATAAAAGAGTAGCAGCTGGTATTGTAAAAGCTGTTAAAAAAGCAGCTGCTATATATGCTACAGCAAAATTACTTAATATTCAACTAAATAAATTATCCAAAGATACTCAACGATTAGGTGAATTAGTAGATAAAACTAATGAAATAATTTCAAATGTTAAAACTAAACAAGATGTTCAAAAAGCAAAAGCAGCTAGAGATGCTGCTTTATCAACATTAGCTAGTGCTGAGCGAAAAATAACCCAAATAAGAAAAATAATAAAAACATTACAAACTTTATTATTCATTATTAAGTTAGTATTGTTCCTTCTTACTCTTATTCCTATTAAAGTTCGCCCTAAAAAAGTAGAAAAAATAACAAAAGCTATGATGACTATCGATGCTGCTACTGTTTTATTAGGAGCAGCAAGAGCAACATTAGATAGTTTAATTGCAGAAATTCAATACCAAAGAGCTAGATTACTTCCTATAAGTGATATTATTGATAATGCTATTAATAATAACTTAAATTCTGAAGAAATTTTAGCTTTATTAAATAGACCAGGTAATTATGGACAATTAGGACCGTTAGAGGGAGTTGTATATAGAGGATTTACATTTGCTATATTAGAAGAAAATGATCCTAATTTTGTAGTAGCCGGTAATAAACGTAGATATGCTGTAGCATATGATAGAAGTGGATTTTTAGTATTACAATCTACACCATCATTTACATTAGATCCTGAAGTTTTAGTTGAAGAATTAAAACTTATTATTGATGAACAAAATCTCGAACCTTAATATTTATTGACATGAAAACACAAGAACTAAAAACTCTTATTAAAGAAGCTGTTAGGGAAGTTTTGAAGGAAGAATTAGCTGAACTTGGAAAACAAAAAATTCAAGAATCAATTAATTCTCAAGAAGAATGGCCTACAATGAAATTTAACAGTACCAACACAAATCCAGCAAGTACAAACCCAGCATTACGTCAAAGTTTAATGGACCAAATGGGTATTCCTACACCCCCATCTGCTGCACCAACAACATTTGCTGAAAAACAAAATGTTTATCAGGATATGTTAGCTCAAGTAGCCTCAGAAATGAGACAAAACCCAGGTGAAGTAAATAATTTTAGAAGTATAGGATAATGGCATATGTAAAAAGTACTAGAGTTGATCCTAGAGATTTAAACAAAAATACAGCAATAGGTGTTAAATTACCATTTAATGCCCCAGGTGTGTTTTATAGTACTTTTTCTACTAAAGACCAACTTAGATATAATATAGTTAATTTAGTATTAACGTCTAAAGGAGAAAGAGTTGAAAATCCAAATTTTGGTACTAATGTTAGATCACAATTATTTCAACAAATAGATCCAGAAACGTTTAGTGATTTAGAAGTAGGTTTAGTTGATGATATACAAACATATATACCTAACATTAGGGTAACTAATGTGCAATTTTCACAAACAGGAGAATATAATGATAATACTTTACTAGTATCTATCACATATGTAATTTTGATATCTAATGAAATCGATACAGTAACAGTTAATTTTGAATAATGACTAGCAACAACAAAAACATATCTTATTTAAATAAGACGTTTCCTGAATTTAAAGCATCTCTTATTGAGTTTGCTAAAAATTATTTTCCAAATACATATACTGATTTCTCTGAGGCATCGCCTGGTACTATGTTTATTGAGATGGCATCTTATGTAGGTGATGTATTATCATTTTATACAGATACTCAAATCCAGGAAAACTTTGTTTTAACTGCTACTGAAAAAGAAAATCTACTGAATATGGCTTATTCATTAGGTTATCGCCCTAAATCATCTTATGCCTCTGTTACTACTATTGATTTCTATCAAAGAGTTCCTATTTTAGGTAATACTAGTTCTCCTGAATTAGATTATGCTCTTATTATTCCTGAAAATACCCAATTACAATCTGTTACAACTGGTGTTAGTTTTTTAACATTAGAAAAAGTAGATTTTTCTGATACTGAGTCAGTTGAAATTAGTTTGTATGATGCTAATAATTATTTATTTAAAAAATCAGTCAAAGCAATTTCAGCTGAAATAAAGGAAACTAATTATTCATTTGGTGCTCCTGTAAAATTTACTTCGGTTGAATTAAACGAACCTAATTTTTTACAAATATTACAAGTTACAGGAAGTAATGCTAGCACATGGTATGAAGTACCTTATTTAGCTCAATCTACTATAATAAACAGAACTGTAAATACAGGAATTAATGTTAATCAAGTTCCTTATAATTTAAGTTTATTAGAAACACCAAATCGCTTTGTAACTAGAATTAAAACAGATGATATTGTAGAATTGCAATTTGGTGCAGGAATGTACACTAACTATGCCGATGATATTATTATCCCAAACCCAGATACAATACAATTAGGTTTAGTACCTTCTGCTGATACTTCAGATTTAGTAAACAATTATAACCAAGCAGCTGTATTTTATACTAAACAATATGGTATTGTACCTGCTAATGTTACTTTATATGTTAAATATACAGTAGGTGGTGGTGTAGATGCTAACGTTCCTGCTAATGATATAACTCGAATTACATCTAATGCTGGTATTACTGCTGTAAATTCTACTTATACTAATACATCATTATTAACCTTAGTATGTACTAACCCAATTCCATCAACTGGTGGTAGAGGAGGTGATACTAATGAAGAACTTCGTTTAAATACCCTAAATGCTTTTTCAGCTCAATTACGCTCAGTAACTAAAGAAGATTACATGAATCGTGCTTTAAGTATGCCTCAAGAATTTGGTACTATATCTAAAGTATATGTAGAACAAGCTTCTGCTTTATCAGTAGCTACAGGTAATGATCCTTTGATTGATAATAATCCATTAGCTTTATCAATGTATGTATTGGCATATAACGGAAGTAAAAAAGTAGAAAATGCTACTATTGATTTAAAAGAAAATTTAAAAAATTATTTAGAACCATTCCGAATGGTAACAGATGCTGTTATAATTAAAGATGCATTTTATATTAACCTAGGTTTAAATTTTGATATAACCGTTATCCCTGGTTTAAGTAATAAACAAATATTAACAGACTGTATTATTGCCTTAACAAATTATTTTGATATAGATAAATGGCAAATCAACCAACCTATTATTTTATCTGAAATAGTTTCTACTTTACTTAATGTAGATGGAGTACAATCAGTAGCTAGTATTCAATTTACTAATAAATCAGGAGACAATTATTCTCCTTATAGTTATGATGTACAAGGAGCTATACGGAACAATATATTATATCCATCATTAGACCCTTCAATTTTTGAAATAAGATACCCAGAATTAGATATTCAAGGTAGAATTATAACTTTCTAATACTTCTATATTTATAGTAAATAAATAATATAGATGGCCGTCTACAAAATTTTTCCCGAAAAGGATGCAACTCTTTATTCTGCATACCCTGATACTAACACAGGGTTGGATCAAATACTAGAGATTCAAAACCAGCCCCCTCAACTAGGTGAGGCTAATCAAGTATCCAGAATTTTACTTCAATTTCCTTTATCTGATATTCAAAATACTATCACATTAGCTGGTGGACCTGGGAATTATGAAGCATATTTAAAATTATTTATTGCTAATACTACTAGTTTACCTGATGATTACACTCTATACTTTAACCCAGTATCACAATCTTGGGAATCAGGCACAGGAAGATTTTTATATAACCCTGCTGATGAAAATGGAGTTAACTGGACTCAAAGAAGTAATGGGAATAATTGGCGTACATCAAGTTTTGTAGCTAATACTACAGCCTCATTCCAACCTGGTACCCCAGGTGGTGGTGTTTGGTACACACTTTATCAAAATTCACAATCATTTGCTATTAATGATACTAAAGATATTGATGCAAATGTTACTAGTATTGTAGGTAACTTTAATAATACTAATGTACCTAATAATGGTTTTTTAATTAGAGTTCAACCTAATTATGAATTTGATAATTCATCTTCATTTTCATTAAAATATTTTTCTAAAGATACTCATACAATCTATCCTCCACAATTAGAAATTAGATGGAATGATAGTAGCTATAACACAGGAGCATTATCTCTTTTGTCTAATGATAATACTGTTATTACATTAGGTAATAATATAGGTCAATATAATAAAGATACTGTTTATCAATTTAGAGTAAATGCAAGACCTACTTACCCTACAAGACAATTTACAACAGTATCAGTTTATACCCTAAATCAAGCTTTACCATCGTCTTCTTATTATGCTATTCAAGATTTAGATACAGGAGAATATGTAATAGATTTTGATACTAATTACACTAAGGTAAGTTGTGATCCAAATGGTAATTATTTTGATTTATATATGCATGGATTACAACCTGAAAGATACTATAAAATATTAATTAAATCATCATTTTCAGATGGTTCAACCGTAGTATATGATAATGGTTACACCTTTAAAATTAGCAAATAATGTCTGAAATAATTCCTGTTCAACAGTTTGTTTATGATAAAGACAGATTCTCTAAAGTAATAGATACTCAATTTAGAGAACTTGCTCCAACCGAAACAGTAACTCCTGAAATTACTGTAGATGAATTTTTTATTTTATATGATGAATTGTTTTTTGAAATTCCTCGAGAAGGAGATATTAATTCACATAGATACATCTTACAAAGAGAAGCAGATTATTTAGGAGTACAATTTGCAGATGATGTTGATATTCAAGCTTTATTACAGGAAATAACTGATTTAAGACAACAATTATTAGCTGCTGAAACAACTAATGCTAGATTAGAAGAACTAGTACCTATTAGTGATGTATCTACTGCTGAAAGAGAAGCTTTATTAGCTGAATCAACAGTATTAGGTATAGATTTATTACAAAATGAAACATTAGTTAATGAGCAAGCTTTAATAGAATCAACATTAGCCGCTAGCCAAGATATAATAGTAGCTGATCAAACAGAACTAGCTCAAGAATTAACCCCAACAACTACAGTAACTAATGCTAATTTAGTTAATAATTCACCTTCAACTCAAAGAAGATATAATCCTTTTCTTAGAAGATATATATAAAAAATGGCAAATAATATACAAATAGTAGGACAAGTTTTAAATACCGATGTAGTAAATCGTTATACTTTACAAGACGAACAATTACTCATTCCTACTTTGTTACAAGAAACATTTGGTCAATCAAATGATTATATAGAATACTTTGTTTTTGACATAGGGGGTAGTGTTTTAAATTCCAGTTACAACTACTTAGATTATAAACTCCCTCCCCAATCAGCATATACTCAAAGTTTACTCCCTGATCTTCAAATAGATCCAATCCAAGATATTCAGAATTTAGGATATGAATCAGGAGAAGTAACAACTAGATATAATTTCTTTAGAAAAATATCTGGTGAACCATTCAATAATAACCTGTTTATTCAGCAGATTTCTTCGGATAGAACCGAAATTAGAGTTAGTTCAACGGTATTATCCGATATTGAATTACTAGCAATAACCACTAACTTTAATAATAAACAAAATTCAGTCCCTTATTATTATTATATAATATTAAATTTTGGTGATAATAACCAAGTTATAGCAGTAAATGTTTTAAGTAGTGTTACTGATGATGGTGAAGTAAGTATATTATTTAAATTATATCAACCGCTTCCTGCAAATATTAATTTAAAGGATACATTTTGGATTGTAGAGGAAATAGTTAATCCTTATATATTTGATCTAAATTTAGATAAGTTAATTACCCCTCTTCCTCAACCTGCTTTAAAAGGACCAAATTTTGATATTGATTTAGAAATTAAAAATGTAGTTCCAACCCCATATAACAATTACTACCAATTAATTTCTTCTTTAACAGGTTCAGCTTATCAAACAGTTCTTAACAGTATTGGTAATCAACAAACCAATATAAACATTGACTATAGTGTACTTAATGACTTTGTACATTTCAGTTCAGCTGAGAATAGATTAAGTAATTTTGTTTACAAGATAGGAGAAATTGAAACTTATCAAGCCGAGATAAATTATAATACTCCACTAACATCTAGTAATACCTTATTAGCAAATTCAGTTAATAGAGCTAGTTCTAGTATTAATGAAATTATAACAACATTTGATGGATTTGAATCTTATTTATATTTTAATTCAAGTTCATTAACTTCTTCTATTGTAGAATACACTTTAGAAACAGGATCTTTTCTTGAATATAACATTGCTTCTTATCCTAAATCTAATTCTACTCAACCTTATACTTTATATGCTTCTTCATCTGTACAAGTTCAAAACTGGTATGCTACTGCATCTAATGTAGCTGTTGCTTTTGATATAGATAATAAAGATATTTTAATAGATGTTATTCCTTCTTATATAAAAGAAGATCCAGACAACTACTATCCGTATATTATATTTGTTAATATGATAGGCCAATATTTTGATAATATATGGATCTATATTGACAAATTAACAGATGTATGGGACAATAATAATAACATAAATGAAGGTATTTCTAAAGATTTAGTATATGATTGGTTACAATCATTTGGAGTTAAATTATATAACTCACAAGGAAATCAGGATGTATTAGACTATAATGTAGGTGGATTAAGTGGTAGTGTTGTTTTTAATAGTGATTATTCACCTTCAAGTAGTTTTTTAAATAATGTACCTAGAAAAGATTTAGTACAAGATACATATAAACGTATTTACCATAATTTACCTTATTTATTTAAAGCTAAAGGTTCACATGGTGGTTTACAAGGTTTAATTACATTATTTGGTATCACTGGTTCTATATTACCTATTAAAGAATATGGTGGTATGACTGATTATCAAGACTTAAAAGGATATACTACTGATAAGATTACTTTAGGTACTAATACTATTACGGGTAGTGTTTTATCATCAATAAAACGTTTAGAAACTACTACTACCTCATCTAGAGAGATAAAGAGTCAAGATTTACATTTTATCGATGTATCTTTTTCTCCTCAAACACAAATTGATGCTGCTGTATCTGCTTCAATTACAGCTGTTGACCCAACTTGGAACTTAGATGATTACATTGGTAATCCTACATACTTACAATTAAACACATATCCTTCCTTATCATACCAACGTGAATATTGGTTTGGTCAAACATTTGATCAAACTTTTGATTATGGTGGGTTTATTCGCTTAATTCAATTCTTTGACAATTCATTGTTTAAGATGATTAAAGATTTTACTCCTGCTAGGAGTAATACGTGGACAGGAGTAACTATTAAATCACCGGTACTTGAAAGACCTAAAGTTGCTCAATACCAACCACTTTTTGTAAACCAAAAAGAGTATGATGCTAACTATACAGGAGCAGCTATTCTACCAGTCTATGATCCATATTATTTTTATTTAGCAGGAGATAAAGAACCATA